CGCCCTCGGTCAGCGCGGAGGTGGCCTTCCCGAGTTTGCGGGCGTACGCCTCATTCGCTTCGCCCACCTTCACCGTGAGACCGAGGTTGTCCAAGATCAGCGGTGATCCGCGGCCGAGCGCCGTCGTCAGGTCATCGAGCGACTTGGTCGCGTCCTGCTTCATGGCTCGGCCGAGCACGACAGCGGCCTGTCCCATCGTCGCCATCGACTCAGAGGTGACCGGGAGGCCGAGCAGCATCGCCTTGTTCGCGGCCTCCATGATCTTTAGGTCGCTAATCAACCCCTTGGTCGCGCCGCTCGTGACCGCGATCATCTGGTCGCCGGACTCGCCGAGCGCACCCGACAGGCTGTAGAACGAGTCGCGGACCGCAGCCAGGTCGCTGCCCCGCATCCCGAGCGCCACGACCCCGCCCGCCACCGTCGCGATCGCGCCCGCGGCCAGCGAGGCGGCTTGCGCGATCGTCTGCATGGATTGTTTCGACAGCCCGGAGAACGCGCGGATCTTCTTCTCCGCGCCGCCCAGCTCCATCTTGCTGGCGTCGGTGACGATCTTCAGGACCGCGGTGCCGAGTGAGATGACAGCCATCGTGGTGCGTGCCCTACTTCAGCAAGCCCGCCTTCCGTCCAAGTGCGACCAGCTCCGTGCGGGTGGCGACGTGCGCCACGCCCGCGCCGCGCGCCAACCGCATCCACCGCCCTTCGAGCGCCTTGGCCGCGGTGGGCTTGAGGGTGTTCGCGCCCAACGCGGTTTGATTCGCGCCGACGAGCGCCTCGTCGGCCTTCAGGCGCGGCATCGCTCGCGCGTACGCCTCTACGACGCCGACCGGGACGCTGGTGAGCCAGGCGGCGGGGTCACCGGCGTGGTAGAAGCGCTGGAGCCGCGCCGCGATGACGCCCCAGTCGTCCTCGCCCTCCTCTGCGTCTTCGCTCCCGTCGCCTGGAGGGGTGGCGGGGACGGGAGCTGCGAGAAAAGCTTCCACAGCGCCGAGCGGTCCTCGTCGGTCAGCCGCGCGTGCACCTCCTCCGGTGCCCGCAGCACGACGCGACAGATCCGGTCCAGGAGCCGCGGCGCCTCCGCTTCCTCCTCTGGCGTGAGGGCGTCCTCCCCCGCGAGCGCCCGCGTCACGAGCGCGATCAGCCGCTCGCCCCAGCTCGCGACCTGCGTGCTCTCGATGATCGAGAGCTGCTTGCGCGACCGGATCGCATACTCGGTCCCGTCGATGACCACCGACACCGCGGGGATGAGCGTCTCGATGGAGAGCGTGGGGGTAGAGGGGGGCGGGGCGCTGGTGACGTCGGGTGCCATTGGACAGCTCCTTTAGCTGCGTTGAGGCTCGGGCGCCTGGCCGCGACGGGGAGGGCGAGCCCGCGTGAGGCTCGCCAACTCGTCTTTGGCTCGGCGCCGCGCTTTCCGGTGGCGCCTGATCGCGGCGTTGTGCGCGGCGATCTCCGCCAGGAGGACCGCCGCGCGCGTGCGCTCCGCGTCAGGCATCGGCTGAATCCGTTTACGACTCCGCCTGCGCCGTCATCGCGGTGGTTGAGCCAGTGCGCTCCGACTCGGTCGCGGCCTCCAGGTGGCCGAGCGCCCGGAACTCCAGCTCCAGGCCCGCCGGATCCCCGCCCTTCTGGATCGTGACCTCGGGCTCGCCCGCGACGTAGACGATGGGGAAGTAGCGCTGCATGACCCCGCCGTCCATGTACGGCGACGCCCCGCGCACGAGAAGCGCCATCGTGGCGACCTCCGACCCGCGGGTGTGGCCGATCGTCTTGGTGCCCGGCACGCCAGAGGACGCCTCCACCGTGGCGATGTCGTTCAGGTTCAGCGCGAGCTGCAGCCCCTCGACCGTCAGGTCGTTGAGCATGAGCTTGAAGGCCGTGCCTTCGGCGGTGCGCCACGCCTTGGTCGGCACCGTGGACCCGGCCGGCGTCCACTCCGTGATCGACTGCGGATGGCTGAAGGTTTGGCCGTCGGAGTAGTTGAGGGTGCCGTTCGTGCCGATCTTCGTCCACGCCTCTGACGGCTCGTCGTCGACGGCGGGCTTCGCCGTCTTCGCCACCGCCCACCACGCCTCGACGGTCCCTACGAGCAGCTCGTAGGGTTCGACGTTCTTGTAGCCCATGCGATCACCTCACTGCTTCTGTCGCTGCCGGCGCATCTCGAACGCGAGTTCGGACGCGAGGGTCTTCGGCAGTTGCTCGTTCACGCGGTCGATCACGGTCCGCTCGTGCTGCTTCCACACGTAGGCGATCGAGGGGCCGCGCCGTTCCGTGATGGGGAGGTTCGGTCCCCACGCCTTCGGCGACCGGCGCGTGAGCACCCGATCGCGCCCGAAGACACCCACGTGCCCGCCCTTCCCGACCGTCGCCACGAACAGATGTGGGTAGAGCCGGCGGGAACCGGGCCGCACCCTCGCGGTCACACCCTTCTTCGTCTGCCGTGCGCCAAAGTCGTAGAGCGGGATCCGGTCGGCGTCGCAGTAGATCGTCGTCACCAGGTTCCCGGGATGCGCGTCACTCGACCAGATCCGCCGGTTCCGTTTCGTGGTGCCCTTGAGGTCGGCCTGCTTGATGCCTGTGTCCTTGCTCACGGCCCGCACGCCCGCCGTCACGCCGCTCGAGCCGGCCTTGTTGAGCGCCCGCGCGATCGCGAAGGGCGCCCGATCGCCGAGGCGCCTGATGGCCTCCTCGACCTCTCGCGTGTCGACCTGGATGGTGGCGGTCAGCACTTACGGCGCTCCCCATGTCTCGGACCAGCGCTGCGTGTAGACGATTTCGATGCCGCCGTACTTGACGCCCGGCGCGCGCGCGTACTCCTCTTCGGTGCTCGGCTCGATCGGCCACCCGCCGACCGTCGCGTCCGTGGTTTCAACAGCGGCCTTGATGGCGTCGAGCATCTCGCCCGCCGCCTCCCCGGGCTGGTCGAGCGCCTCGGCATCCACGACTGCCGCGATCCGGACGGTGCTCTCGTGCGACTTCTTCAGCCCGTGGCGCGTCACGACGCTGGAGAGGCGGAAGATGATCTCCCGCGTCGGCTCCGTCTCATCGGACGCGGGCGCCCGCTCCCCGTAGCCGACCGGATACCCGGTCGTCTCGAGGAGGGCTTTCCACGCCGCGATGAGGTCGGACCGTCTCGACATGCGCTACTCCGGGTCGGGAACGAGGTAGACGTGGTGCGTCTCGCTGTCCTGGCGCTCGGTGCCGTCCACGCGAAACCGCTTCGTGTCCCCTCCGGCGGTCTCCGCCGCCAGGACGAGCGTGCCCTTCGGGAGCGAGGCCACCTGGTCCCGCCGGAACGCCATCACGCGCCGTGTCTCGCGTCGGCCGAAGTCGGCGTCCGCGAACGCCTCGACCGCGGCCTCGGGCACCCAGATGCCCGTGGTCGCGATCGGGTCGGCGGCCGGCCGCGTCACCGTGGCCGGCACCCCGAAGGTCGCGAAGATGGGGTCCAGCGGGACCCGCAGGTCATCAGCCACGGCCGCCCCCCTAGCTGGCCGTGGTCATCGTGAGCTTGACGACCGTGCGCGGCCGGAGGCACAGCGGCAGCGGGTTGCTCTGCGTGTGCAGCTTCACCCACCGGTTGAACTCCTGGTCGCGCGCCTGCTTGGCGTAGATCGGCAGGCCGATCGTGTTGACCGTCTCCTCAAAATCCGCCGGCGCGAAGTAGGTCTGGAACAGCGCCCCGTCCTCAACGCGAGCGCCCTCCGGGAAGACGTACGCCTCGCCGTCGGTGATGAAGTCGGTCGCGCCGACCTTGCCGCGGTACTCCTCCCAGGTGATGCCGCCGTAGAGGAAGCCCCGGCGGATGTCCTGCCGCAGCATCTCGCCTTCGCGGTACTTGAAGGTCTCGACCACCTTCGGGTGGTCGATCAAGGCATCGAAGAAGGACGCGGAGCAGAAGGCTCGCGCACCCGTGTAGGTCGCGCTCCCCAACTCGTCCTCGATGAGCCGGAGCACGCGCTTGCACGCGGTCCGCACGCGGAAGTCCGCGTCGGCGAAGTCGAACTCGTCGGTCTGCTGCTCCACCCCGAACTCAGTGAACAGGTTGAAGAGGGTCGCCCCGCTCGCATCGAGGATGAGGCCCTTGAGCGCGCCCATGCGGAGATACTCGAGGGTCACCTCGTGCATCGCCCGCAGGGTCGCGAGCCGCTTGTTGACGACGCTCTGGATCGACTCCAGCTCGCTCTCGCTCCCGAACGCCCGCACGCCCTGGATCGAGTCGGCGAGGATCTTTGACTCGCGCGCCAGGTGCGGCACCGTGAAGGCGCGCATCCGGCGCGCGTCGGCGCCGATCGTGTCGACCTCGCCGCCACGCGGGCTCGTCGGGATGAGGGTCAGCTGTCCGTCCTGCTCCTCGATCTGCACCACAGTCGTCGTGATGCCCGACTCCTCGAACAGCCCCAGCTCGCCGAGTCGGCCCGGCTTGTAGGGCGCCTTGTTGATCGCCGCGGTCAGCGACCGCAGCGAGAAGGCGTCCTGGTTGAAGACATCCATCGTCGGCATGTGCGCTTCTCCTGTGACCCGAGCTTCGGTCAGGCCGCGA